ATCTATTTATGATATGAATAATGGCGAGGAATGCGCTATGGTTAAAACTAGTGTTAATGGAGGATTAAGTGTATTCTTTGGAAATAATCAATTTGGACAACCTCCAGCATTAGGATCAAGAATACGAGTAACTTATGTTAAGACAAGAGGAAGTGCTGGAAACATTGGAGGAAAACAATTGGATATTAAATTTTCTGAACCAGGTACAGATTCATCTGGTGAGCAAGTAGATTTAAATGAAGTTCTTGCATTAAACATTACAAGAAATCCTATGTTTGGTTCTAATTCTGAAGATCCTGCATTTACTAGGTTAATTGCACCGTATGCAAGTAATTCATTTGTATTAGCTAATCCTAATAATTATATTTACTATTTAAGCAAGTATGATTTTTGGTCTTTTATAGATGCTTACAATACAAAGAATGATCAATACTTAGATGATGATAATATTATTTACTTATTTTTAATTCCTGATGTAAAGAAAAAATTAACTAGCGATTTAGATTACTTTAATGTACCAGAAGTAGAATTTACTATGACTGATGCTGAAAAGGAAATGACTTATGAAATTTTAAATAAAAGTGGAAGACAGGTTGTTACTGCTGAGGTTAGAATCAAGGATCCTATTATTAGAAAGTATGCTCTGAATGTTGTAATAAGATATTTTGAAAATTTTGATAAAGATGCCATAAGAGTAGAAATTAGAAAGAACCTAGATGATTATTTCTTAAATGTTAATAGAAGAGATAGAATTCCAAGATCGGATATTATTTCTATTATTGAAAATGTAGAAGGTGTAGATTCTGTAAATGTATTCTTTATTTCAGAACAGAATGAAGAAGCAATTAGAAATGGTTTTTATTTTGTAAAAGTGTATGGCACAGATCCTGTAACTGACCAAAGAGTTTTAATTGAAAACAAAAAGATTGTACTAAAAGAAGGTGAAGATCCTCAATTAGGATTAGATAGTTTTGGTGATGTTCTTATTGGGAATGATGAATTAGCTATTATAAGAGGAGGGTGGAAAGACAGAAATGGTACCTTCTATGAGCCTATACCTGAAGCTAATAAAATTAGTTCTTTAAATGTATTCTATAAAGAAGCTATTCCAAATAATCTTTATAATAAAATACAGCAAGAAAAATATAATAAAGCTCAACGTAATAGGGGAACTACTATTGCTACTGGAAATAATGCAAGAGGTTTAAATACAGGTAGGTTACAAGATTCACCAACGTTAAAAGCACTTAAAGGAAATTAATATGGCTACAGTAAAAAATGATAGAACAGGATTCCCTAGCTTATATAGAGCTACTTATGAAGAAGGTTGGAATTTAAAAAATACAGGATATGATTATTCCAAAACTTTATTAAACATAAGTATGTCAAAATATATGTTTAAGAATCCACATCTTAAAAAATTCTTAGAAGATTATCTTAATCCTATTATGGTATTTTGGGTTAATAAAGTTAAGTACCTAAGAATCTATTATAACTTTGCTGTACCTAAGTGGTACCAAAAAATAAATTAAGACGTAGTGGCGAACTGGGAACACTTATACTTCTTTGATAAAAATGGGAAGAATTACAATATGGAATATGACAAGTCTGCTGATAAGTGGACGGGTGATATTTTTATTTCTCAAGTTTCTATTGATTTATTTGAAGTAGGTCAATTATTTATTTTACAAAAAATGATTAACTCCACTACAAGTGCTTTTGAGTGGGGATATCCACATGGCTATACTGATGCACCTACTGGTGAACCTACTGGGCAAGCTGCTTGTGATTGGGTTGTAGATTGGAAGACAGATGATCCATCTCAAATTTTTCTATTTAAATTTGATATGGATTTTATCACTGGTACACAATCTGCTTTGGTACAAGAACCTGATGGTCCTAATTTAATAAAGTTAGCTAAAGTAAATGTACCTTTAGATTTTGATATAAATCAAAAGGTAGATGGAGAAGGGTATATTATTACTGATGAAATAAGATCTATTGCAATGCAAGTTAATATTGCATTCTCGTCTCCAATAGAAAATACCTATAAAAGAACTTTAACTATAACAGATGAATGTACTAATACTATAATTGCAGAATTTACTGTTTATGCAGAAAGTATTGAAGAAGATGAAAGATTAAGAGTTATGACCCAGAATCTAGGTTATAATGTTATTGCTTCAGATAGTACTGTTTTTAAAGATACTAATATAAAAGAAGTTTTACCTGATTATGTAGAAATAAATCTTAAGCGTAAAGAGATAATGTTAGAAGGGTCTAACATATATCCTTTTATTGGTGCATATAAAGGTTTAATAAATGCAATCAAATTTTTTGGATATGATACTCTAAAAGTTAAAGAATTCTGGAAAAATGTAAATGCAAATTCACCAACATTTGGAAAGTATATTCAAAGTAGTGCTATAGATTTATTTTCTCCTACTGCTCAATTTGATGATAGGAAGATAACTTTACCTAATAAGAACTTTAGGAAAACTAGTATGTTTGAACTTATCTATAGAATTAATAAAATTGTACCTAATAAGTTTACAGATGAAGACTTGCCTATTACTAAGGAGGTACAAGAATTTACTATAGAAGAAACGCTTATTAAATTATTTGGTTTAAAAAGAAAATTAGAGAATGAATATTTACCACTTAATGCTCATATAAAAGGAATAACAGCAGAGGCTGATTTTTTTGGTTTATTAGAAGTTACAAATACAATTAGTAGAAATGATACCAATACTATACAAGCAGGAGTAAAGGCATCTTTTAAAACACTACCTAATGAATGTTTATATTTAGAAGATTTAAGAGATTTTCAATCTTTTTGTTTAAAAGAAGCTGCAATAGTTGGTAAAGCAATAATAAATTATTGTAATGCTTACATTGCACCATTAGGCGCAGGTGGTGCTGCTGTTGGTGCAAATATGGTAGCTTCATATACACCAGGCCAAGCTTTACCTGCTCCACCGATAGGACCTGATGTTAATAGTGTATTAGGAACATTACAAGATGGAGGAAATGTATCTATTCAATCAGTGGCTGGAGTATATGCTGCTTACTTTTCTAGATATGCTCCTGATTTGGATAGAACATTAGCTGATTATGTTCCAGGAGAATCATCATTAAGTTTACCAGATCAACCCGGCACTCCTAGTGGTGCTTTAGTTACTTTAGAAAATGATACTTTTTCTAATATAACTTGGGACACTATAAATAGTACATGGGATCAATTAACTAATGCTAATGATTTCTTTACATTTGACTTTAATGTACAAGGAGCCCTAGTTGGGGATGTATATAGTATTAGTGATCCTGCAACATCAACCTCAGTTAGTCATACTGTTGTTTTTGGAGATACTATTCAAATAATTACTACTTCTTTATTTAATCAAATAGTAGCACTTAAGAATCTTCAAACGGAACCTTGGTTATGGTTTGATTGGTCTCAGGTTACAAATGATATTGGCCCATGTATCAGAGCTTATGGAAATGATGTTAATAGATTTGTAGCTGAAGTTCAATTAGCAACGGCAGGAACAGGTGGTCAATTTACTGATATTCAATTACCAGGAGAAACTTTATTTACATGGGATGGTTTAAAATATGCTAACATGGCTGAAATTGAGTGGACTATCTTTAAAGACGAAACTGATATTTCTCCTGCTTATTATTTTAATATAAGAGGAGCTATTGGAATTTACAATAGTTTACCAGTCACATTACCTTATGTAGGTGAGTATACAGTTGAAATGAGATTATATGATATGTATAATAATGTTTCTAATTTGGTTAAAGAATCTACAATATGTGTTGATTCTAGAGAAGTTGAATATTCTGGCTGGTACCAAGCAAGGAAGTTAAATTATACATGGAGTAGTGAAGGTAAATATACATGGAAAAATTATGGTGCATTATGGAACTTACCACAATCTCCTACAATAACATGGGATGATGAAACTCCTAGCTTATATGAATCTCTTGATCGTGTTAATGCTATTCTAAATAATTTTGGAATTGGTACAAATGCTGATTTTCAAATTCTTAATTTTCAAGATAATGGAAAGGCTAGTTTTACAGGACCATACCAATGGAAGAATTTAAATACAACAAGCAGTACTTGGAATAATGCATATCACTTATGGTGGGATATGACTCAATGTACTGGAGATACTCCTGCATTTTTTCAATTTAGTGAAATTAAACCTAATTCATATTTAAAGATCGTAGATAAAAATGGACAAACAGGACAACATTATTTTGATTTTGCTACTAATACTTTAAGTGAGGCTGTTAATCAACTTAACTTAAGTTCAGATCCTATCATAAATAAGTATGTTTATAATCTTGTTTTAGATTCATCATATAATCAGGTTTTTGTACAGGCAGTCTCTAGATATTATGGAGTATTTGGAGATTTTACTTCTGTTGATATAGTTGATGTAAATGGAGTTAGAATCTGTGCAGCATCAACAGGAACAGGAACTGATTATGTTGGAGGGCCTTTACAAACTTCAACACTATATCCACCCTTTGACAGATCATTAGCAATTAATGGATCTACTTTGGTAGCATTACCATCATTAGGTGGAACTAATCCAGTTACAGATGAATTTGTTAAAAAAGTTGCAAGAGTATATGAAATGATCTTAGAACCAGATGCAACAGGAATTACATATAATAAACAGGCGGCGATTCTACAATCTTTACAAACTAAAAAGACTATTCAAAGAATAGGATATAATGGAATGGGAGATTATACTCCTTCTTTAGAAACCTATCCTGGTTGGGATAACACAAATGATAATAATGCTAATGTTGACTTTATTTGGGAATTGAGTTCAGGTTCTCCTAATGATCAGATAACAGAAGTATTAGAACATACTTTACATACCCTAACTACATTTGGTTTACCAGGTGCATATCCTACTGTTTTTAATCAGACTTCATCTTTTGGTCCTACATTTTTAGCTATGTCTGAAGCAATTAATAATGGAACATTTGATACTTCAGCTTATACACAACAGCCTGGCCAGACTTTAGATGAATTTAATGCTTTATTGATGAGAGAATATTTATACTTATTAATTTATGCAGAATGGAATTTTATTACTACTTATGTAAGCGGAGGTTCTTTAGCACCTGAATGGACGGCTACTACCCCAGCTCTAGTAGCTTCACAAAACCCTTTAGGTCATGCACTATATACTGATTATATAAGTAAAGTATTAGCTAAACCTTCTACTGTTATTTTGGATTCAATGTTTGCTGTTGGAGGATTATCTGGATATGTTCCTTTTGAAAATACTCCAATAAGTGGAAATGTAGATTGTTTAAGTAGAATTTATAAAGAAGGGCAAAGCAGATCCGGTAATGCAACATGGAATACTGCTAAATTTATTAATGATGGTAAAGTATTACCTCCTATGACATGGGCAATGTTTGTTTATGATAAATGTAGAATAGTTGGTAAGGAACAACCGAGATGGACTATATCTAATACTACTGACTCATCGGTAGCGGATATATATTTCAATAGTAAGTATTTAACCTATCTTTTTAAGAACCCAGGAAGATATGTGATCACGTTAGAACTTACTGATAACAATGGGAATAAATATAAAAAGGATAGAAATATCTTAAATATAAAATAACAAAGAAAATGGCAATTAGCGTAACAGAAATTCTAGGAACGGATTCATTATCAGGATCAAGGTTAGTTATTAATGATAACTTCAATGTTCTTGCTAGTGAGATTAATTCTATGGAGGTGTATTTTGCACCATCAGCCGGTACAATTACTAATTTAAATAATGTATCTACCGAAGCATTAAGGGTAGGTTTAAGTACCGTACTATTAGATATTAATGCAAGTACATTTGATATTCTTACTAATGTTAAGATGACTGGTAATTTAAATTTGACAGGTGGAGGTTTATTCAGAAATGATACTAATCCTACTACCCAAAATGATACATTAGCAGGACCAGGTATGACATTAGATATTGGAGCGACTGGAGCAATTCCACCGTATTCAATTTATAGAGTAGGTAATTCAGATACTACCAATAATCTACAAATAGATATATTTAATGGAAGTATTGGTCAGGAATTATTCCTTATCTATGCAGAATCAAATACAGGTACTGTAAGATTTAATGGTGTATCAAATAACTTGGTATTAACTGGTGCAGGATCTAATTTAGATTTAACTGCATTAGGACAGAGTGTACACTTATTATGTATTGACAATGGATCAGGCGTAGGAGTTTGGTATGTTGTTGGTGGAACAGGATATACAGTATCATAACAATAAAGAATTAACACATGGCAACGACGCCCTTAATTAGAACACCCCAAGCAGACGGTGGAACATTTTACACGTTCTCGTCATCAGCTAAAGACTTATCTAGGACCATCAATAATGATGATCTAAAGTTGGTCTTTTCTAAGTTTGTGCTTCTTAATCTACCAGATTTTGATAGATTAGATCCAAACACATTTAGTAATTATCAAAACTATATGCAGTTTGATACAATTGATGGTGCTATTTGGTCAGGTGGTTTAAAAGGTGATCCTAATGTTAATTTTACAGAGAGTCTTCAAAATTATGCGCTAAATTTAGAAGAATTAATTATAAGTGATGCCAGTTATGATAACACTACAAATCTAACTGTAACTGAGAGAGTATTCTTTAAATGGTTAAAGGAAACTGGTGCAATGAGATTCAGAGAAGCTACTTCAGCAGAAAAAATCTCAAGCCTTACTGATAAAAGATTTTGTGAAGAAGATGAAATAACAAGTGGTCCTCGACAATACAGAAGAGTAGTAAAGTATATAGGTGAAATTGACATTGTAAATAATGTAGATAAGGCCGGTGAATCATATACAGAATTATATATTAATGTACCAACGGAAGTGGGTAGAACGCCTACTATCCTCTTTGATTCAATTTCAGATGTCAACTATAGCCCTTCACTAAAGATTCAAGGAACTAGTGAATATATTATGGGAAGAAATTCTGCAACCGTTCACCCACAAGGATTAGATATTTTAGCTTGGTATGATTATGATCAACAATTACAAGGTATAGGTCCTGCTGGTTATACAGATCCAGATGCTGATTGGATGGGGTTAGGACCAGGTACAACTGTATCCGTTGCCGATGCTTATTTTACAGAACCTACAACCTTTGAAAGTGTTCTTAATGCTAACATACAAAAATATCCAGCAGATTATAATAACCCACCAGGATTTTCAGGATCTGCATATGTAAGAAGTGAATTAGATGGAATTAGTATTGATTTTAATCCTAATGATTATCAACAAATTGCAACAGACCAAAATATATCAACTATTCCACAATTTAATGGAACTGATTTAGCTGAGTCTTTTGAATTTAATGCTGTGTTAGTTTATTATGATATGGTAGACTTAAGCGATTCTTCTAAGACTAAAACTAATTTATATGGAATTTTATTATTAGATAATATTACTCCAACTACAGATGGTGGATATATTCAAAGATATCCTAAATATAAACCTAATCCTACTACTGGCCAAAATGGTAATAGTTATGGATTTAAAATTAATTTAAGGTTTGATGCTTCTCCTGGAACTGCAGGTATTGATACAATTGTAAATGATTATAATACCTTTTCAATGGGATTATTTTCAGATGCATCTGCACAATTACAAGCATCATCACAAATATTCCAAAGACAGCAATTAGAGATTGCTGATATGGAAAAAAGATTAACGGCTGTACAAAATACATTAAACTCTGTATCTACTTCAGCATTTTTACAAGCACAAATTGATAATATGCAAACTCAGATTGATAATGCTTCGTTAGCTTTTGCGAGCAGTACTACATTATTAGATTTGATTGCAAAGAATGCAGATGAAATACAAGCATTGGCTAATGGAGATGTTTCAAAGACATTACAATATAATACTGATGTAGTTAGACAAGGTACTGGTATAACTATAAATACTAATACACCTAATCAAATACAAGTTTCAAATAATGTACAGGCATACAATTTAATGGTTCCTGTTGATAGCGGAGATGTTCAAATAACAAAAGCAGCTCCTCTTAATTTAAATGTAGTAGCCCCTCAAGTATTTGCAGATTTATTAACATACACTAATATGTTAAGATTAGATACAATTAATACTGCTGGTGGTGATATAAACATTTATATAGATGATACAGATATACAATGGAGAACTGGTCAGACTGCAAGAATAACATTTAATAATGTTCCTTTAGTAGGATCAAGAAATATTAACATATATACTGATGCACCTAGTAGACTGAACAATGGAACATTTGGTAAATTAGCAGCAACTATACCTAATGCAGATATTAGTACATTACCGATTATTGATTTAATCTGTACTGAACAAGGTGTGTTAAACTTTGTATTTGATATAGTTAAATAAATAATAAAAGTAAACTAGAGAATGGCTGAGAATAATTCAATACAAACAATGTTACCGGAGTTGTTAAGACTTTTTAACAATTCATTGGAGAGCTTTGAGAAAGTTAACCAAGCGATTACATCAAGCCGAGAGTCCGTTACTGTAAATATACAGAATCAAAATGGAACAAATTCTCGTGTAACTATTCCTAGTTTTGGTTTTCTTAAAAATTCAGTTGACAGGTTACAGAGTAATATCAATACTATTACTAATTTTAATGGTTCTGATAGTTCTATAAGATTACCTGATGGTACATTTAGAAAATTGGTTTTAGCTAAGCTTCCTACTGAGGCCGCTGATTTAACTGCTATGACATCTGTTAATGAATTTAATGTAAAGCCTAATTGGTTTTTTGAAGAACTAATTAATCCATTATTATTTGTTTCATTTGATATAACAGGCCAAGCACCTATTGATACTGAAAGATGTATTGTTAAAAGATTTATATTAGATACTAATACACAAAGTAAAACCAATTTCTTTGACTCTAGTTATAACGGGGCAGCTGATATTAATTATGATACTTTCTTACAGCAGATTGTAGAGAAAAATATATCTTATGTATTAGATGAAGCTGTAGTTGATTTACCACCAAGAGAATTGAGATATTCTGGAATGTTTAGTGTTACTAGAATTTCTGAAGAAAGCGTAACTGAAACTGTAAATGGTGTAAATCAAACAACTACACAAAAGGTGTACAAATTAAATAAAATATTTTATACAGATTCTGAAGCGGATTTTGATGATACTGTTCAACTTAAAGTTGGTGATAGCTTAGAAGTAGTCTCATCTCCGATTGATACTAGATATACTGTATCTAGGATTGATAGTAGCACAAATTCTATTATTGTAAAATTACAAGAAGGTTCTAAAACTATAAGTATTGGTGCTGATGTTTTAAAAATAGGATCTTCTTTAAATGATGAATTAAATGTAGATGTTACTGTAGGTTTTGGAGAAAGGTGTGTAACTTTTATTAAGCCTATTGATCCAAATTCTAAAATACCAGCAGTTAACTGGTCTCCAGGTAGTGGTTTTTATACTAATGATTTAAATACTATTGATGCAGCTGGTAATCAACAAACATTGGCTGATTATTATCAACAGAGTGCTATTGATTTTGGAAGATATTTACTTTCATTTGCTCAAGATAAAATACCAACAAGCAGAGAAGGTTTAATTCCTAATGCACCAACGCTTTCTGCTGATAACTTTTCTGTTTCTTTAATTAATGGGCAAGTTAGTAATTCTGATGCTATTGTACAACTTAAAGATTTAAATAACCAGAAGAATACTAACCAGGCGCAATTAACTGAATTAGATACTGCTATATCTCAAAGTAGAACTAAAATACAAACTACTAATTACAGCACAGAGGTTGAAAGAGATGCAGATAAGAATGCGTTACAAGGACTTATAACTGAGAGAGCATCAACTTCTAAGTTGTATGCATCTGTAGTAACAGAAATAGATGCATCGGCTCAAGATAATTCAATTAATAGTATAACACCTAAATATAGAGTAAGAGGATTCTGGGCTATGCCGCAAGAAAAGTCTGCTCCATCTACAGGTGTACAGGATATTGTTAAATTTAAATATCGTTATAGATATCTTTCTGCTGATGGTGCAGCTAACCCCGTAGATCAATTTACTTTTGTAGATGGTAATGGAACAAGCCAAGGTGCTTTTTCAAACTATGCTCAAGTAGATAGTGTATTAAGACCTAGGGTTAGAAATCCACTTACAGGCTTATATGAATGGGCTCCTATTGATGATGATAATGCCGATTCTATAAATATTAATCAATTAGATATTCCTATTAGAAAGGGGGAGCAAGTTGAAATACAAGTAAAGTCTATATCAGAAGCAGGCTGGCCATCTAATCCATTAGAGAGTGAGTGGAGTGATGCTATAAGAGTTGAATTTCCAGCAGATCTTAGTTCTGATAATGCAGTTGAATCAATATTAGCACAGAACCAAGAAGACTTGGCTAAAGTAACTTTACAAGAAGAATTAGAAGGTATTGGATTATATACTCATTTAAGTAGTTCTTTTACTGCTAATGAAACTTATTTTGCTCATTCAACACCAGTAATTGCATCTGGGTTTTTATCCGAAAACCAAACACCAATTGATTTATTTACTAAATTAACCGAAATGCAAAATCAGCTAGATTTATTTGCTGAGATATTAAGTAATGCACAAGGTGAAATGGTAACTACATTAATTGATGACCAAGGTAATACCACGAGGTTGGCTAGAAATTCTACAACAAAGATATTTGCTGGATTCTATTCTCAAGAAGTTGATGGTTTGGATGATCCAAGAGGAGCAGTAATTACTAAAACTTATTTTATAAACATAGGAAATAAATCTCAAACTACATTACAATTAGTTGCAAGAATTACTGGTAATAGAAAAAGAATGGTTAGGCAATCAGAAAATCCTGCTGATGTTGCTGTTCCAGGTACTCCTAATTTAAATAATGGTACTACTATTCTTCCAGCTACTTATTCATGGTTAGATAACAGTGCTGCTAACCAAAGTAATAGTAGAGCAACATTTAGAGGGGACGATGTTGATTATAATACTATAAGAAAATATGACTTAACACCTTTACTTTTAACTAACCCTACAGTTACAAGTACTACTAGATATGGACAGACTGTTTCTTTAGCACCATATCAATCAACACAAAATAAAAATCAATTTATTTATAGTAGATTTTCTGATGTTAGCTCTGATAATAATTTTTATAGTTATGTTAATCCAGCTGGAGATTATACATTTAATTTAGATACCTTAGAAAATTTTTATACAAGAACTACCGATTCTGGTGTTGCAACTCCAACTACTCAATTTATTTGGAGTGGTGGATTTACAGCAGGTGGCGCACCTACTACAGCAGCAGGCTTCTTTGGTGGTAGTGATGATTTGATTGAAGTTTCTATTGCACACCCATATTTAAAAAATTATGCTGCTTATAAATCTGTATATGAATCTTTAACTGGAGATACTACAACATTACCAGCCCCAGGCACTGGTGCGGTTGATTGTACAACGGCTATTGGTGCAGGTACAGGAAATGGTACAGCTGCTGTCTTATTTAGGAATTCTAAATTTTCACCTTTAAAGGTTGATGATACTTATGGTGAAAGCCAAGGAATATATTTAAATGAAAACATTACTGATTTATTTGCATTAACACCCGCAGGAGGTGGAACATTAAATCCTACTTTTGATAGTGGTCAAACATTACAAGCTAGTCCATCTTTAAGTGGAGCTAACTTAGCTGTTCTTTGGGATACTACACAAGCAGGTTATGTTAATTATAGCCGAAATGCTAAAACGTCTTTTGATAGTTTTGACCAATATCTATTAGGTGAACAGTCTTGTGGTTCATATTTATTTGTTTCTGCTGATGATCATGAAAATATTCAAGTAGAAGGTGATTCAACGCAATCATATGAATTTGTTCAATTTGGTCAACAAAATTCATTAAACATTCCATTAGTATTTCAATATAGAATGACTGATTATTTTGGTTTAACTACAGGTAGTGGTTTAGGTAATGTTGCTGGTGATGATTCAGGATCAACGGTTAATCTAACTTATTCCAAAAAAATAGGATTTGATATTTATCCTAATAATTCTGATGTCGTACAATTTGATATTGAAGTATTTGCTAAATATCGTTCTGATAGGTTAAGTATTGATAATTTCCCTAAAGCAACAGTAACTAAAGGATTAAATGATTTGGAAAAAGTAGTGGCTGGATTAAGACCTTCATTGAATCAAGTAGCGGTAGATAGATTTACTCAACTTACCAATGTTGACGGTGGACAAGGACCACTAACTCTGTAAGTCCAATTTATTTTAACTTTATCTTTAGTGAATAAATAAAAAAAGTGAAAGATAAATGGCTGAAAACCTATTTGACAAAGCATCATATAGTTTAATTCGAACTAATCCTAAATTAACAGGTAATGTAAAGGTTGTATCTGATGGTACAGATATTTACTTAGAATCGTTTAGTGCCAATACTCGTTTATCTTCTCAGAGATATAAAGCATTTAAAGTTGATGGTACAAATACTTATGATGAGGATGTTTTTAGATTTTTTAATTCAGGTAAATTTCCTAAGGAAGCAGCATATGAAGTATTCCAAGAATTTGAAAATACTTCAGTTTTAAGTTCTTATGGAAATCAATATGAAATGTTTTATAGTGCAGGTACTAGATCTGTAGCATCTGAAAGCTATAGCCAAAGCTTAGGTACATTGGCACCGCTATGGTTAAATGAACAAATACCTAATTATTTTGTAATTTTTAGATTAGATAATCCTGCAGCGGTTAATAATGTTAATGCAGCGACAGAAAATGCTGGTGCAACTAATGCACAAACTTCAGTAAATTTTTCTAAACAAGTTTTAGAAAATTGTACGGCAATTAAAACTTTTGATTTATCTGAAGGTACCAAACTAGGATCTTATATTAGGAATTATAGAAATCAAGAAGAATTTCCCGAAGTACCTCTAAATATTAGTTGGAGAAAAGATGAACCTATTTTATGGAATGGTATATCTTATAATAGTGGAGGTTTTACAAGTAGCGGTAGTTATTCTTATAATGACTTAGTAGGTAAAGATGCTACAATAATGGAAAATGAATATTTCTTTACACAAGGGTTTCAAAATAATGGTATTCTCTTAGCTAATCTTTTAAATTTAGAATTTTTATTTGATGATCCAAAAGCACCAGATTATTCTCTTAATCGTTACTTTGGTATGTATGTAAATGAAGTTGAAGAAGGTTCATTTGATTTATCAGGTATAGGATTTTTTAAAAATACAGAAAAAACACAATTACCAAAAATAAAAACTATTACCGAAGTATCACAGTTTTTAAATACCCCATTTGAAATAACTAATGAAGAAGGTATTTTACTTTTCTTAGATCCTGCTAAAACTACAACCATAACAGGTTTACCTACACCTAATAGAGTAAATGAAGTTGAATCAATTTTTTATGTTAAGGATAAAGAAGATGATTTTCATACTATTAAAAAAGGATCAAAATGGGGAACAGATCAATTAAGATTATTTGATAAAAAAATTGATATTTCTTTACTAACTGGATATAAGGAACCAGACACTTATGCCAATGCTAATATAATAAGTAGACAAGGTTTGGCACAAATGTCAATGAAAGTTATTGGAAATCCTACAGAAACTCCAGCAGCACCTGGTGCTGCATTGGCAGGAGTAGGCCCTTGGCCAATATCAGCAGGACAACAGTCTGTTAGTGCAGGTAATACTGTTCAATTATATTCCCCATCAGGAAATGTTTTAATTGGTGCAAGAGTAACTTCTCTTTCATCTTCTAATATTATACCTGTTGATACTTTTATAGAAAGTGTTTCTTATGATTATTCTGGCTTAACTGCCTCCCCAAGCTATCCTGTTATTTTAAACATCACATTAAATAATGATGTTACTTTAGATAACAACAGTAATATTCAATTTACTTCACCTACTCCAGTAGTAGAACATATACCTAATGGATCAACAATATATTTTTATGACGGTGTATATTTGACTGGTTTTATTACAGCAAATACTGCTTTGGCTCCTACACCTGGAAAATCTACTCAAAACTTTTTTAATCCTACTGGTACTGTTCAGGAAGTTGCACAAGCAATAACAACTGCAATAAATAAAGGTATTAATGAAAATGATAGATTTTTTGAAGCTTCATATAATGATGATACTGTTTATGTCATATGTAGAAATGGTGGGTCTAGGTTTAATCAATTAAGTTTTAAATTAGATGTTGCATATCCTACACAATTTGATTCTTTACAGTCACACCCTTTAGCCACACTAACCTCACCTAAACAAAACTTTATTGGTGGCAATGATACAAAGAATGCCTTATTAAAAGTTAAAAATGGAGGCCAAAAAAGATTCGTAAAAGGTAACTTTGTACAGACAACTGGAGGTTATGCTGAAATAGGAGACTGGGTTCCTTATACTGATGAGCCTATATATGATAACTTTAATAATCAAATAGGTTATGAAAATATTGATACTTATGTTATAATTACATGTAATGATAATCAAATAGAAGTAAGTCGCTCTAACCAAGTTGCACTCTATTCTGACTATAAACCATCTTTTGGTAGATTTTCATTTTTTGATGTTAGAGATTTTGATGTAGATTTTTATAGTACTCTTTACAGCGAAGAAGGTGAATTGGTTTTTGAAAAAGCTCAATATAATCAGTCAGTACCAGGTCTTAACGGGCCAGATTATATAGGAATAAGTTCTACTCCAGAAATTAGAAAATTTTATGATACTGGTGGATTTTTTAATTTAGTGGGACTATTAAAACCATCTTCTCCTGAGGATGTAGTACAAGATTATATAGCATCTGAATATATTAGATTAGAAGAAAACTTTTTAACTTCACAGGCTGCTATATCAAGAGTCATACCTTATATAAATAAATGGTCTTGGGTTAATGATGGTAAAGATGTTAGGAATCATCCTTATAGATTAGATTTAAGTGAAGCCTTTGGATTAAATAATTTTGCGCCATCTAAATGGGATAGAGGCCAAGTAGCTAGTGGATATACTCATGAATGGTATTACTTATCGGAATTTCCAACTTACTTTACACAAGATGCAATAAAGAGCTCATGGAGTTATATTGATAAAGCACCTACTGATGATATACCAGCTGATCCTATAGCTGGGACACCATTAATTCCAGGTACATTCCAAAGAGTAGATAAAAATTATTTTAATGATTATTTTATTGTTGAAAGATTTACTACAGGAGGTATTGCTGAAATAGATAGGCAATTAAGATATGGTAGATTTAATGGTGGTGATGATAAGAATTTTGCAGAAACTTTTTTGAGAGGTGTTAGAATTATAGCTAAACCTAAAGCAATAGGAACACAAAAACCTGATTTTGATAATGCATCACTATCTTATGTTACTAATGGGGAATTTAATGAATATAGGTTCTCAGCTATATTAGTACCTAATTTACCGGATAAGCCTGAAACAGAAATTAAGTTTATTAAGAATGATAAATGGAAAACTGTTGTTATGTTAATTTCTTTAAAATTTGATGATCCTTGTTTAAATGGTGGTGCTGAAATAATTGATAGAACTTCTTTATATTCAATGGAAAGTAAATATAAAGTGGATTCTAATTGTGCACCAGTAACTCCAATTCAATATTTAGATAGTACATTACAAGGGGCTATTAGATTTGATAATGCTCAAGTTGTAGGATCATTCTATCAAATTAATGGTGTACCTGATGTAAATGGAAATCCTACTAGATTCCTTGATGATTTAACCATTGGTTTAGATGGATCCTTTCCTACAATTGAATTTGAGGATGGTGGAGCCACTTATCAAATTAGTAATATACAAGAAATAGTTTCACAATCTTCATTAATAGCAGCAACAGTAACTCGTAATGGTGCAAATTGGTTATTACCTAATATTACCCCAAGTACTTTTAATTTAATAAGATCCAATTATAAAATTTTACAAGGAGGGTTTAATGCATACCAAAATAGATTAAACCAAGTTGGTTTTGCTGAAATATTTGAAGCTGTGAACATGGGTAATCCTAACATAGTATACCAAACAATAGACAAAGATGGTAATCAAGTTTTAAACAGTGATGGTAGTTTATCTCAAACTTTTTCAATTGAACTTAGAGCTCAAGAAGATATACTTAAAGCTGTATATGTAGGAGTTTTACCTGATCCTAATAAACCAACAGCATTTAATTTAACTGATGTTATTGGTTATGATCTTTCATTACAAAAAGCACCTAGGCTTACTCCTATAGGTAGGCATGCAGGATATTATCAACCTACTGCTTTATCTATATTATCATTTAGGGATCCTTATATGAATATAGATTTTAATGGTGGAGGAAGTACAGGATCTTCTACTGGTAGTTCTACCGGTAGTTCTACTGGAGGTAGTATAATTAATGATGAAGCTTATAAACTTAAGGTATTAGAATTATGTAAATATAAAAATACTCAATTCTTTAGTTCTGATTCTAATTTTGGACAATTAAAGAATTTCTTTTACCATAAAGTAAATGAACAAGATCCATCAACTATATTGGAGCTATCAGCAGAAAGTGCATTTCCAAGTTTGTATCCTTTAATTAATGAGTGGGCTATTGACTATAAAGATTTTTATGCATTTTCTTCTAACTGGGAACCTTCATATTTTATTAAAACTATTGACAAGACTTTAATTGAAGATGTAATTGGTACAAGATCAATGAAAGAAAAGAAATCATTTTTTGGATCTAAGTCTTTAAAGGTACCAGAGAAAATAATTTTAGAAACATTTACACCTGATCCTTTTGTTAAGGCTGCTATAAAACAACCGAGTTTAATTGACGGTACCTTTATGTATCAAGATACTCCTTCAGTAACATTTAATCAGAGACAAGTAAATACTGTTAATGGAAGAAGTATTCAAGCTATTAAGAAAAGACAATCAGCACCTACTGTATCATTTTATCTTTTTAATCAAAAAAGATTAATAGAATATCTCTTTCCTCCGATTAAAGAACAATTTGAAAAGTACGTAAAAGACTTATATGGTTGGGGTAATTTGGAAACTTTAGATGATGATGTGAATAGATACATTGAAGAAAATATATTAAAGCTTTATAAAATTGAAAGAATTGATTTTTATACTTTAGCATCTAGGGATGATCAACCTGATACTTACAGTACTGCACAATTAACAAATGAAGCAAAAATTACATCTGGGTTAACTATTAATGAGAATGTATCGTCAAAAACATTAAATACTAATCCATTTGATTTAAGGCTAATATATAATAAAAGAACAGGTTTCTCTGAATCGTATGGGTTCAGTGTAACTATAGTTAAAAAATAACAAAAAGAAATGCCAATTACTATACAAGAAATTATAGCATCGGATACTATTTCACAGTTAGTTGATAAAACAAATTTTAATTTTGATCAACTATTACTGAACGGTGGTGGGCCTGCTGGTCCTAAAGGTCCTGCTGGTCCGATTGGGCCTGCTGGTGGAAGAGGACCAAAAGGTAGTACTTGGTATGAAGATACTACTCCATTTGCTACTCCTCCTGTTGGTGTTAGCCCTAATGTTAGCCCACCTACTCCTAATCCTTTAGAAGGAGATTATTATTTACAGGCTAATGGTCAAGTATGGGAATATAATGGCACTACCTGGGTTGTAACTCAAGTAGATTTACAAGGTCCTACTGGCGCCGCAGGTTTATCTGGTGGATTTGGATCTTATTTTGGGCAAGGGTCTTTAAATAATTTTAATACAACATTAGCTACACCTAAAGGTATAGGTGGTACCGGTGCAACTGGAATTAACCAAGGTATACTTACAGTTTTAGTAGGTGGTGCAGCAAGCAATACTTCTACAGCTGACTCAGGACAGGCTTTAACATCTGAGTATCAATTAACTGATACGCTTGCTCTTTCTATGGCATCTGATGTTGTTTCATTAATGGTTCATCAAAAAAATACTTCAAGTAGAGCAATAGTTCTTCATGGTGGTGCTGATGCTACTAATAGTGAATTAATGGAGCAAAATAATTTAGGTAATTTAAGTGCTATTAAATTAGGAATAGATGATAGAATGGTTATTGAAATTCCTAAGCCTGCTACTAACCCTTCATCTAATACCGATGTTATAGGTTTTCAAGTAGATACTGGTGTAGGAGGTAGAGGTGTAGATATTTTCTCTGGTGGTCAAGTAACAATCTCAAGTGGAAATAATTCAGCACCATATTCTTTTGCAGGAGAAAATCAAAATATTGAAATAAACATAGGAACCGGTGCAACAGGATCTCCTGCTACCGGAAATAAGTTTAGATTGGTTGGAAATGGTACTCAAGGTTCAGGTATTTTTGAATTAGGTAATAGTGTTACATTACCTTCACTGACTTTACCGGTCGCCGGTAGTACAGTTACCGCTAATTCTGTTTTACAGGCTAGTAATATTATGCTTACTACTGATGTTACAGGTAAAATTCTTGGTATTGCTGGTGGAGGTATTAGTTTATCAAACGGAAATAATGGTACAGGGAATATTGATTTAAATGCTGCTGTTGGTGGGTTACAATTAAATTCAACTGGAAACGTATCGTTAGTACATAAAGGTGCTGCGAATCCTGGTTTGGTAACTATTCTTAATGAATATACTGGAGCTAATAATGCTACTGGACAGGTTTTCATATTGACTCATAAAGATATTTCATTAAGAAACGCAGCCCTTAACGCTCAACAAGCACCAAGTATTGTATTAAATTATACTAATGCAACTGCATCACATACAAGATTTAGAGGAATTAACACTTGGGCAAAGACAGACCCTCTCGGAACTGGTCAGGGTCCTATTTTAAGCGCAGGTGGTGGTTCAATATATCAATTTAATAATGTGGATGATGTATTAACACAAGCTTTAGGTGAATCTTTTAGAAGAGTTGGTAGTAAAGATACTATTGATTTTTTACCAGGAGGATCTCTTGAACAATGGATGTTAGGAAAAGGTACACTCTCACAGGTTACAGGAAATCAGATTTCTATTAGTGTTGGTGACGAAAGCTCAACTAATCCAGTACCAACAACATATAGCCCATCTACAGGTTCAAGTGGAAACGTTGGAGCTTATGATCCATCTTTTGATTCTAGTTTAGGTATAGAGGTTAGAACTAGTGATGGTCTACCAGGTGGAGTTAGACAATTCTTTAATGCTAATGCACAGAAAATATCAATAGCCGCACCTTTAGTTTTTAAGAGAAGTCAAGACAGAAATGCCAATGGTAATAAGACACCTATTTATGATTCTCCGGACTATCTAAATGAGGTAACACAGGGACCTCCTTATGGTGGACAAGGTAATTATTCATCTTTTGGTTTTGATTTTATGAGTAATATAAGTTATGCTTCTACTGCTCAATTAACATCCGGTATGCCGACTACTGCTGATCTTGCAAAAGCCCCATTGATATTTTTAAGATTTGGTTTCGGTGTAGGACAGAGGTCGACAAGTGTAGCTAGGCCAGCAGTTGGAGGACAAATATTTGTTGATGCTTATGATAATAGTTTTAAATTTCCACTTGGTGCATATCCAGGACAAAAAATAGTAGTAGTTATAGAAAATTATTCTACACAAGGACAGTATATGAACGCACCAGCTCTAGGAGGAGGAACTTTGACCTTTAGGAATTATGGTACAGTAAGAATTAATTTCCCACAGAACCGAAAATGGTTTCCATCTGGAGGAAATTGGAGTGATTGGTATGAAAATGGCTCGGCTGCAACAAATGGACTTTATACACCAGATGGTACAAGAGGATATAAACAAGTAACACTAGGAACTAATAGTGTTGATGCTAATGGTAGTAGAATGAGAAGAAAGGTTGTTGAATTGATATGGAACGGTAATATCACTAACTCATTTGCAAGGTATCAATCTATGGGTAATCCAAACGGAAGTAAAATCTATAACCAAAGTGGGTGGATGATCGCTAATGGTAGCAGCTTAGATAGAAATGAATTAAATGTAAACGCTTTTTAAAAATGACAAAAAAAGAAATAAAAGAACTAAATGAATATGTAAGTAGATATAGAGAAATTCAACTTTCTTTAGATCTTATGCAAAAAAGTATTGAAAGTTTAGCAAAGAAAAGAGATGGTCTGTTTGAAGAAGTAGACTCCATGAAACTTAAAGAAAAAAAGTTTATGGATAAAATAGTAAAAAAATATGGAGCATCAGAAGTTACTCCTAATAAATTGCTTCAGTATATAAAGGAATGATAGTTATAGTTAAAAATATTCTTGGTATTCTGACAGACCCAAAGAACACTAGGATGTTTTTACTGGGTGGTATCGCGGTGCTATTCTTTTTATTAATGAGACAGTGTAATGAAACCGAAAATGCAAAAGGAGAAGTTACACGAATTCAAAATAATCTGATAGCTGCTAATGATACTATTAAAAACTATGTTAATGAAAAGGGTGAATCAGTTGGAGAGATAAGAGGTTTAACATTAACTCTTGATGAACTTAAAGATAGCTTAGAGGTAGAAAGAATGAAACCTCCAATAACTATTGTAAAATATAAAACTATTATTAAAGAAAAGATAGTTGAAGTTCCTGTTACCTCAACAGATACTTTAATTAAACAAGGCAATAAAGAATTTAATTCTGTTCTTTCTTTTAATTCTGACAGTTCATGGGAAAGGAGTTCAAGAAGTTTAGGTGTTTCTGTTCCTTATGTAATTACAGATAGTTTAACTTTTGGAAATGCGTCGATAGATCTTTCTCAAAATATATGGTTAAATGCTACACTATCACAAGACCAAAAAACTAAAGAAGTTTTTATTCAATTAACTTCTGATTATCCAGGTACTACATTTAACAGTGCGCAAGGAATAATGATTGATACTAAAAGTTCTGCATTTAAAAGCTTACAGATGCAAAATAGAAAATCATTTGGTTTAGGTTTAAATTTAGGTATGGGCGTTAATGGGAGTGGTGATGTAGGCCCTTATATTGGAATTGGAGTTTCATGGAATCCAAAGCTTTTGCAATGGTAAATAAATAGAATAGAATGGAATCATCAAGGTTTATACAAATATCAAATCAGATCTTAATAGAATATATCTATACAGATCAGGCTGCACCTACAACATTTAATACGGCAACATACCCTATTGAATTAATGAGGGATGGGCATACACAAGGAACTTACTTTTTTAATACTGATTCTGTTTCTGCCACGATGGGTAATTATAGAGATATATCAGCAGCTGCTGTTAATGAAACCAAAACTCAATATGTTTCTCTAGATACTAGTATAGGAGTTCCTTATAATGATTTTGATCCTCTTCTTACAGATTCATCTCAGTTATTACAAACTTTTAGTCCACAGTTAAATGTAGCTTATGATAAAATGAAAATTCATTTTATTTCAGGGTTTAGTTTTGAAGGTTTTGATGGAATAGTCTTTGAAGCATTGGCTCCTCGTAGAGATAGTGTTATGATGAATCTTGCTTCAATAAATTTCTTAAAAACAGATACACCAGTATTTAATCCTGATCCTTTATTATTAGGAGATAAGTTATATGCTACTTATATTGAATGGAGAGTACCTTCATTATACTTTATGAATAATGAATTTACTACAGCAGATCCTAATGGTGTTGCTTATAGGATTACTGAAGGCCAAGGGTTTTTAAGCACTCCTCCTATTACACTAAAAGCTACAGGTATTTATGAAACTATTGTTGATAATGCATATAGTTTTTATAATATGCAAGAAATTAATTCTGTTTCTGTTTTAGCAAGAGATATTTACAGTAATTTATATGCATCTGTTAAAGCTGCCGACGATGGCGATTATTTTACTTTGCACGGAGAAGTAACTGGTTCTTCATTAAGTAATTTTATTGCTCAGCTAAATTCATCTGGTGGAAATTATGTAGTATTTTATGAAATAGCTGTAGTTGAACAAGTAGGTACAGTATTCTCTACAACATCAACACAAGTATTTACACAGCAAAGTAATTTTGATGAACCTATATTATATAGACCTATTATACAAAATGCTAATACTGCTGTTTCTTTTAAAATAAATTTATCTATGAGACTATTTAATAAAGCTGATAGTACACAGATAATTAAAAATGCTAGTCTTACTTCCTTTGATACCCAAAGATATGGTAAACAAATGTTAACTTTAAATTTAGGAGTTGTGCCAACTGTCGCTAATGTTTACAACCAAATTAATAATGATACCGGAAAACAAATAGTTGTAGGTGGTAGTGGAACGGCTGAAAGAATTGAAGTAGATGGAGGAACAACAACTGTAACTGAAACAACCATACAGACTGCCTATGTAACTTCATTTAGAGATAGAATAAAAGTTAAAGCATCTATTTCACCTGTTAAAGTACAAACAGTAACAGATGAAACGAATGATGACACAGAATAAAATAAAATAATTAAATGTCAATAGATACTAACATAACACTTACTGCACCACAAAAGGAATATTACCAAAGGTTTGTTAACTTAGGTGTTAATGATCTTCCTATGCCGCAAGGAGATGGTGTCATAAGAATATCTCCATTTGATGATTATTATCTCTTTACTCTATTTAATGAAGTTGACGGTGAAGATACACCAATTGATCTAAGTAATGTAGGTGATATCTTTTTAAATTTTATTGGAACTAATGATGAGATTGATATTAAAAATCATACACAAGTTGAAGATATTGATATAGCACAAGGTGAAGTATTATTTCGTATAACTAGAGATGACAGTAGAAAAATCTTAGCATTAGATAATAATAATTTTTATATTTCTACAAAGATGATTGCCGAAGACGGAAATGTATCCGATGAATCAGTTGTTTACCAAGGTATTTGGTTAGCTGTTGATGAAGCAAGTAGAACTTCTTTAACTTCTCAAATAGAAGACCAAAGAATAGAATATAGTATTGAATTAGCTAAATTAAAAGAAGAGAATGAATTACTTAAAAAAGAAAATGCTGAATTAATAGAATCAGCTGGTAAAGATACAATTACTATACAAACATTAGAAGCAACTATTGTTGAATTAGAGAATGAGGTACAGGAGTTAACAAATGCAAATAAAAATGCAGCCAATGACTTAGCAAGAGCGAGAGCAAAGAATGCCCAAGCATTAGCACAAAAAAGATTATTAGAAAAACAACAAGTAGATGCTTTAAAAAAATCTAGGCAAGTAGCTCAGACCGGGTCTAGGTCTAAATGGTTCTTTAGAAATGCTGCTAATAATTTAGAAGGTTATGGAGGAGGAAAATTTGGTAGAGGTGGAAGATCACAATTATAAATTAATTAGAATATGTTATTAAGCGCAAGAAATAATCAATTTAAATTTAATTTTCCTAGAAATTTTGTACCTGAAGAAGTAGCAAAAAGATATAAACCATTTCTTAATCGTATTCCAGGTGGATTAATCAAAGAACCTATTGACTTTTGGAATTATGGAATACAATCTATAAATTTACCAGGGCCTGCATTTGATCCTGTACAACAAAATGATTTTCCAGGTAATACAAGAAACTTTAGAGCAAGCCTTCCTAAACAAGAATTGTTTGATAAAAAATTAACTGTTACAATGCAAGCATTTGATGGTTATGTAAATTATTGGATGGCAATTGAAATGTTTGATTATTATTATAAACAAAGTGGAAGAAATCCTTTTTTACCTGAAGGTGTAGGTATCCAAATGTTAGATTCAGAAGGAACTATTTTTGTTACTATTCAATTAAAAGATATGATTATGAATAGTGTAGGTGCTTTAGATTTAAACTTTTCAAGTAATACTATTGAATTTGAAACTTTTGATATCGAGTTTACTTATAACATTTTAGATATAGCAGTTAATGTAACTTAATATATAAACAAATAAAACAATTAAAATGAAAACCTTTAAAGATTATTTAACCGAGAATAAAGATGAAACTTTAGATATAACAAATCTATTGAATGAATCCCACGATCTTACTGAAGAACAGGAAGCTGCAATTGATGCAACGGTTGATAGAATAGTAGAGGCACAAAAAGAAGGAAAGAATTTAGAAGATTGTGTTGAAGAAATAATCAATGAAGGAATTTTAGGAAGTATATTCGGTGGATTAACTGGATTTGCTTTAGGAAAGACAATAGGTAAAGCAGTAGCTAAAGTATTAGGTGTTACTAAAGGTGCTCTTTATGATTTATTAACCTCACGTCTTGTCGGTGCTGCATTAGGTGCAGTTCTCGGTAAGAGATTATAAAACACAATGATTCATATAGGAATTGATTTTTCTTTAAATAGCCCAGGTGCTTGTATAGAAACCACTGATGGCAAATATCACTTTATAACTTTTTTTAATTATGGAAATCGTATATGGGATGAAGAAGGTAGGAAAATACCTAAAGCATTTAGTGTACATAAAGAATTAATGGATGACGAAACTATTTTAGGATTCCCTTATAATAGACAAGTCACTAGTAAAGAGTTCTTACCAAGAGAAAGGCAAAAGTTAGAAGATGCTGGAAATATCAGTTCTTTAATGGTGGGTATTTTTTCTACTCTATTTGAAGGTGATACTGTAAACGTAGCATTAGAAGGTTTCTCATATGGATCAAAAGGTAATTCATTTATTGATATAATTCAATACAATACATTTTTAAGAAAAGAATTAATAGATAAGTATTCTATTGAAAATCTATCTGTCTTTCAACCATCTCATGTAAAGAAGTTAGCTGGGAAAGGAAATGCTAATAAACATTATATGGCTGAAGCATTTCAAAATGATGTCCTTAATGATAAGAACTTAAGGAGCACTAAACTTTGGAAGTGGTGTCAAGGAAAAGACTTCAGCATAAAAATTCCTAAACCAATAGATGACATCATAGATGCCTACTTCATACTTAAAGCCTTGAAGGCTAACAACTAGATACATTTCTGACATTAAACAGTTAAAAATTATATTGCAACTTAGTAATTTTGTTTCAGCTTTTACTAAAAAAATTTAAATAAAATGATAAAACCTATAGGAAAAAGATTATTTATAAAGCAAGATCCTCAACCAGAGAAGAAAGGTGATATAATTTTATTAGAAAAAAAGGGTATGCTAGCCCCTCCTTATTCAGGAACTGTTATTAGTGTAGGTGATGAAGTAGAAGATAAAGATTTCCAACCAGGTGTAAAAATACTTTATCATGATCTTGCAGGAACCGAAATAATATATAAAGACGAAACATTTATTAATCTTAGAGAGCATGATATAACTGCAATTATTTTAGATAAAAATGTACAAATAGTCTGAAACAAACTGACTTAGGAGATATATAATAAACAAAGGTACTGAAAAGTTTGGTACTTTTTAAACTGGCGATAACAAGGCAAAATAAATAGGCAATTAAAATAAGAAGTTTAGGCATAGAGCTTTGTTATCATAAATTAATAATAACAAAAAAAGGCAATTAACATGGCAAATGAATTCGACATTTTTAATGTAAGTGTAAAAGATCTAGACACTGGTGAAAGACCTTCCTCTGCAGGAAGTGATTTATACACACCGAAACCAGATCAAGGACAAGACGGAACTTACCGTTCTTTAATTAGGTTTCTACCTAATGCTAAAAATCCAAGAAAACCATTCGAACGTAAATTTGTCTACTGGTTAGAAGACAGAGAAGGAAACGGCTTTTATGCTGATTCTCCATCAACAGTTGGCGAGAAATGTCCTGTACAGGATATGTTCTTTAAACTAAGAAACTCTGAATCTGCTGTAGATAAAAAGATGTCTGAAGGTTTAAAGCGTAGAGAAGTATTTTATGCATTGGTACAAATCGTAAAAGATCCACAAAACAAAGATCTTGAAGGTCAAGTTAAAATTATGAAATTTGGTTATAAAATCAAAACAAAAATTGATGAAGAACTGAATCCACAATTTGATGAACCTACTCAAGTATTTGATCCGTTTGAAGGAAAGAACTTTGAATTAGTAATTTCTAAGAAAGGTGGTTTCCCTAATTATGATTCAAGTAAATTTCACGGTACAAAATCTGCAATGGAGATTAACGGTGAAAAAGTAACTGATAGTGATGAAGGAAGAAAGGCAATTTTAGAATTACTAAAAGATGCACCTGACTTAGCAAACTGGGGTTATAAAGCATGGAATGATGAAACTAGAGGAAAAGTATTAAATGTACTTTCTCAGTTTACATCACCAGGATCTGCTATTGAAAATATAACATCATCAAAACCTGCACCATCAAAACCAAAAGTTACTGAAGCTGCTGCTGCAAAGGTTACAGAAACTGCAACTGCAACTGCAACAGAAACTAAAGGTGAAGAAAAGAAGGATGACTTCGATGATTTTATTAATGGGTTAGATCTTTAATAAGTATGGCAACAGAAGTAATAATATCTTCTGAAATGAAAGCTCGGATTATCGATAAGGTAGTCCGAGTTCTTCATACTAACCATTCTCATCCAGAAAAAAGAAGAATATTAGAAAGCAAAGGTAGATTAAATTTTGCATGCCCGTATTGTGGTGATTCACATGATACCCCAAGAAAAAAGAGAGGTAACATTTATTGGAATGATTTATATTTTCATTGTTATAATTGTTCAGCTCATGAAAGTTTAGATACTTTTTTAAAAGATCATAATGAAAATTTTGAAGGTGATGATAGAATTAATGTTATTAATTACATTAAAGAAAACCGTAAACATTTTTCGTTAGGTGAAAATTTAGATTTTTATCTTTTTGATAAAGCAAAAGAATTAGCATTATCATTCGATGAATTAGCATTAGGGTTTAACATTTATCCAATTAACACATTAACTTATCAGGCATATCCTTATCTAAAGAGTAGGTTACTCCACCATAAAACTGAAAGGTTTGCTTTTGATCCAAGACGTCGAGAGTTATATGTTTTTAATCTAACACCTGAAGGAAAAATATTAGGATTTCAAACCAGAGACTTGGGTGGGAGTGGTCCTAAATATAAAACATGGAATATAGAAAGAATTTATGATAGGTTAAAATTACCATTAGAAGTTACAGAAGAAGAATTAGATAACTTAAATAAAATATCAATGTTATTTGGAATATTAACTGTTGATATGTCTCGAGACTTTTCCATTTTTGAAGGTCCTATTGATGCAATGTTTATGAATAACTCAATAGGTTTAACTGGGGTTAAAAAACAAATTATTGAATTTAATGAAATACCAACTGCAAGATATTTCTTTGATAATGATATGGAAGGTAAAACCAGAATGATTGAAAAATTAAAAAGTGGTCAGAATGTTTTTATGTGGGATAAGTTTTTAAAAGACTTTGATATTCCTTCAAGGAAAGTAAAAGATTTAAATGATTTAGTGAAATGGGAATTTACTAATCGAAGTGGGTGCTTAAATGACCTGGATAAATATTTTACAAATAATTCATTAGATATAATTTTTATATAATGAGTTTGAAAAAATATAGCAATTTTGTGAATGAAGAAATAGATGACTTCTATAATGACTTAGAAGCAAGTAATAAAAAACTTAAACTTTTTACAAACTTTAATAAATCCAATCTTAAACAAGTAAAAACTAATTTTTCTATTCCAGTTCCTAAAAAGAAATTTAAGCCCAAAATAAAGAGTTATAAAAAGAGTAATAATGATAAAGGTATATTTTAATGGAATATAATGATTCTGCTACAGGCACCGCTAATGAAGAATTAGCAACTAGATTAGCTAATGATAGATCTATTTGGAAAGAAAAGATAAGTAATTTAGTTTCTTTACTAAAAGATATGAATAAGTTATCGGAATGTCAAGTAATGATGTTATCTTATAGGCAGATCTTATTAGATAAAATTACTGATTTTAAAACAACTAAACAAAAAAGGCAAGCAGCATATGATAGGTATTATAAAATTAAGTACAGAGAATATTCCATTGATTATGATGTAAAATTAACAAGCGGAGAAAAGGTTGCTTTTATAAAGGCAGATTTATCTCATTTAAGAACTCAAATGGAAATGTTACAATCTCATATGGATTATTACCAGGAATGTATAAAGACCTGCGATAATCTTGCCTTTGCTATTCGTAATAGAATCAATTTAGATGATAAAGAATACTAATGGAATTATCACTCTCGGAAAATAAAAAGTTTTTAGTTATTGATGCTTGTACAGAGTTAGAGTATGATCAACTAAAAAGTTCATTAACTAAAAAGATTGAAGGTTGGCGTTTTCATCCTTTAGTAAAAAAGAGAGTGTGGGATGGTAATGTATCCTTTGTTAAAAGAAATAAAATACCAGCTGGTTTATGGAAAGAAATAATTGATATATGTAAAGATTATGATTTTCAATATTCTCTAAATAATATTACCAATATTTTTGATACTGAAATAAAAGAGGATGAATTTAGATTATGGGTTACTGAGATTTTTAAAAAGCATCCTGATTTTAAGCCTAGAGAATATCAAATAGATGCAGCATTTAAAATTTTAAAATATAGAAGGTGTTTAGCTGAGCTTGCCACTTCTGCAGGTAAAACACTAATATCTTTCATGGTGGTGGCTTATCTTATGGATCAACTGGGAAAGAAAAAGATTCTTATGATCGTTCCTAATGTAAATTTGGTATTACAGGCTACTGGTGATTTTGATGAATATAATAAATGTGGAATTCCTTTAAAGACTCAACAAATATATGCAGGGGTAAAAATAAGAAAAAGTTCTAATCTGGTTATTGGTACCTATCAATCTTTGGTTAAAAAAGACGAGGAATACTTTAGTCAATTTGATGCTGTTTTTGTAGATGAAACACATAAAGCAAAAGCCAATTCCATACAAAAGATTATGGATAAATGCTGGCATTGTGATTTTAGATTTGGTTTAAGTGGTACTATTCCTAAAAGAGGAACTGTTAATAGATTAAGCTTAATGTCAGCAATGGGTCCACTGGTTACTCAAGTAAAAGCTAAACATTTACAAGATGAAGGTTTTATAGCTAGTTGTAAAGTAATACAACTTCATATGGATTATGCAACCGATGAACAAAAAGAATCCTTTTCATTTTTATCTAAAAATCCACATGATAGACAAAGATTATTTGGATTAGAACAAAATTTTATTAATCAAAGTGAAAAGAGATTGGATTTTGTTTGCCAAGTAATTAAAAAATCTACATCAAATTCATTAGTACTATTTCATAAGATAGCATACGGTGAAAAGCTATATAATAAATTAAGGCATATAACAGACAAAAAAGTTTATTATGTAGACGGTTCTGTTAATGTAGATATAAGAGAAGAATTTAAAAGCCGTATGGAAAAGAATGATGATGTTATTATTGTAGCATCTTATGGTACATTTTCTACAGGGATTTCAATTAAAAATATACACAATATCTTTTTTACCGAAAGTTTTAAGTCTGAAGTAATTATTAGACAAAGTATTGGTAGAGGATTAAGAAAGCATGCATCCAAAAGCGTAGTAAAAATCTACGATTTTATAGATGATTTTAGGTATAAGACCGAAGACCATGATTGGGTTAATTATATCTACCGCCACGGTATTGCCAGGCGAACAATATATAAAGAAGAAAAGTTTCCATTCGAAGTTCAGAACATAAGATTCTAATATAGAATATCTTTTCACTAAGACATGGATATATAAAAAAAATAAAAATAACTAAAATGAAGTCAATCAAAAAGTTTTCTGCAATGACTGCTACGGATCAATCGATCACAGAGTCTGCAAAAGTAAGCCAAGAAGCTGTTGAGGAATTGATCAAAAAGATTGGTTTTGACAGTATAGAAGAATTAAAGAAAGAAAAAGATCTACTTTCTAAACTCGAATCATTAGCTAAAAGTTCTGCTAAAAAAGATGACATCTCTGAAGATGAAATTGAAGAAGATAGAGCTGAAGATATCGAAGATGAAATGAAAGCCAAAGGCAAGCCAAAATCTTTAGAAGGTACTGAAGATAAAGAAGGTGATGAGGAAGTAGTTTTATCTGGTGAAGAAGAAGTAGAAGAAGATAGAGCTGAGGATATTGAAGATGAGGTATTATCTAAAGGTAAACCAAAATCTTTAGAAAAAGAAGAAGGTGATGTAGTCTCTGCTGATCAAGAAATTACTAAAGAAGTTCCAGCTGAAGCCGATGAGGTTGAGGATGAGGACGGCGTTGAGGTTGCTTCAGAAGAAGAAGAAACTCCAAAAGCTACACGCAGAATAATGGCTTTTGAAGATTTTATTAAAGAGAAGGAAGAAACTATCAATAAGAATATTAAATATCATGATGATGATGAAGAACCAGAAGATTACGCTGTTCCAGTAGCGGCCTCTGCTGATCCTCTTGCTGAAGCTAAAGTTAATGAAGATGATGAAGATAAAGGCGAAGAAGATGAAAAGAAAGGTGATGAGCTAGAAGATAAAGGTGATAAGAAAGTTGATTCTGAAGATGATAAAGAAAAAGCAGACCATTATAAAGGAGCTGTTAAATCTGATGATAAACAAATCGATGCTTTAAAGAAAGATGTTAAGTATGATAAAGAAGAAGAGGAAGATGCTGAAAAGAATGAATCTGCTATTATGTCTTTTGATAAATTTGTAAATGAAGCTTATGATAAAGTAACTCTAGGTGGAAACAAAGGTGATAAATCTAAAACTCACGATGGAGAAGATTATGAAGATGAAGATGAAAA